GCCGTCTGAGTGCAATTCTCTACCTGGAGATTCACCCACTCCAGGGCTGTCGGACTATCTGAAGTTAGATATTAGCCATTCGATCGTGGGGAGCTTTTCAGTTCCCTTAGCGATCTTATAGTAATATTCTAACGCTAGTTTAGGAAGAACCTTAGTTTTGTCATTGTAGAAATACAGAGATAAATCTTCGGTACGAAGGTGTCGTTGCTCACGGATTGCCTTAGGTAATCCAGGATCGACGACTGCCCTTGTCGCCATGGAGGCGAATATACTTACTGTTTCTAATTGGAATTCGCCAGGAGCCCATTGTTGTCGAACTTGGTCTTTCATAGGACCAAGGGCGAGAACAATCGGGTGTGGGTCATCTCCATCATACCCAGGTTGCAGTAGTGAGTCTGAAACCACTAACCCAACTTTCTTTAACTCCTTCTCTAGTTGATCCACCTTAATAGGGGATTTACCAGGACGGAGTCCTTGAAAGAGAGTATTTGCTTGCATCTTGTCCAAGTAGCGGGTTAGCCCTTTCAATAGGGTCCCAATCTCGGACGAGAATCCGCACCAGTTGAGAGGATAAACACCTTTCAATAGATGCGTACATCCAAATAGGATCGATAAGATCTGCCTTCCCTTCTTAGGAAAGGCCTCTAAAGCTAAAAGTTCAGAGGGGGTCTCAACAGCCTCCCACTTCATCACCAATTCACGCACAAGGTTAGGAACCTCATAGAGGCTCTCGCTAACTGTAAGTAGCATGGTTGGTGAGAGTGGAGAGATTTCAATACCATTTTGGAAGAATCGCTTTGCGAATTCCCCAACAGTGTTATTGAGGTCTGTCGAAACTACAGATTTCTCAATCGAAATTGAAACGTCGATTTCGTCCATGAGAGACTTGTAGGATGTAGCAACATCCTCATTCCAGATTATGATGTCGTCACCTAACAGTTGGTACTGCTTGAAATCTCGTATTCCAACGAGATGAGCAGAAAGACCTACGAATAGGTGGTGACTTAAGGTAAAGAGAGGCCACGAGGAGTAACTCCCGAGTGGCTGTCCCCTTACCCATTTTACTGGATTATCGACTCCCTTTACCCTGAACTCACGGTCAACCAAAAGCTTTCCGACCTGTAACCCTACATCTCCCCACAGACACTTAAGAACTGTCTGTTGGAGGACATAGGGGAAACGGTCGGTGGCTGATTTCAGATCGAATGAGTAGACTTTACGACCCTTTGACTCAGCCATAGCTCTTTTAAAGCCGTGATCCTGATTAAAGGTCGAGTCTGTCATCCGAAACTGACGGGCGATATAATCGATAAGGCTAATATGAAAGCCTTTTAACAATTGTTGTGACCAAAAGTCTACAATTGCGATTAATCGCGTCTTCCCGCCCTTTTCAGGGATGAAAGACACTTTCCCAACATTGAGACCTGTAATTGGTCCCTTGTGGGTTAGGCAGGTTGATAGTGATGACAGGAGGGGGAACTCGACAGCTCGAGCGACATTCATAAATGTGCTGAAAAGAGGAGATGATTTCAGAGCTATCGCATCTAGGTGAGCAGTAAGTACTGCGGGCCCGTTCGGCCCTTTCCTTGACCCAAACGTAAAAACGGCTGGGGAAGGATACACCGGGATCGGTAAGTCTTTGACGTTATCTCTAACATACTTTTCCCATTTATCCATGAACGAAGGGCTGATATCTTTACCTGGGGTTACCACTGCACTAACATCCTTACTAGGTTCTAACCTAATAAGGGTGTAAATGCGGAGTATGGTCAACCCAATCCTCTTATCCCACTTGTCGCCAAATAAGAATGGCTCAACTGGTTTAAGACGAAAAGGAAGACCCTTTCGGGTAATCTTAGTGAAAGGTAACGGATCGATGGGTAGTCCCATTGCCACCCTAGTCCCAATATGGAAATATTCTTTGTATTTTCTAGCTGTTTCCCTCGGCCCCTCATGATCTACATTCGTAGACATGTTGCGGCCGTAGGCTGACAAGGCGGAAATATAAGGAGTAGGATCTCTATCCATGAAATAGCCGACAAGAGAAATTGCAAGTTTGAGTGAAAATTCAATCTTGTTAATTTTTATTAGAAGCTTTTTGCTGGTCTTGATCTGTTGGGGCTTAAACATAGTAATATGTGTGGCCTTGATGCTCTCACTGTCCGAGGACAGCTGCCTACATCATAGAGGAGGTTGAGACCCCCAGAGACGGCTTATG